ATGTGTCAACTAAGGTTCTGATCTTGCCAACTAAAGATAAACGTTCTTCGTTCGCATAGAACTCTACCGCCGGGGCTTCTTTAAATGGTACAATATTTCCTGTTTCTTCAAGTACTCCATCTCTGTCAATACTATAAATCTTGCTGTCAGTATAGACTTCCCCGACTAATTCAGAATTAAAATAAGCATATCTAACAAACGCGATAGGTTTACGCTTGATGCTTGTATCATAGATGATGAAGCCTTCATCTGGCGGCACTACCGCAACACATGTATTACTACCTTCATCTTGATATGCTAGCATGTAGGACGATCCATAAATCGCCACTTGTTTAGCCACCTCTGATAATTTGTCTGTAAACGTGTTAGCCTTCAACCAATTCTGTAGCAGCTTGTTCTTGCTATCATCTTCTAGTTGTATCTTAACCGGTGTTCCCATAAAGTAACCGATATACGTATCCACAACATAGTTAGCCCAGTTACTAATCACTCTATTATCCGGTCTAAAGCTATTAGGATCAACCTTTTTCTTTAAAATACGATGTTCGCCAGTATAGTAACGGTAATTCTCTTCGTACGTTGTGATGCCTCTGTTGTAGTTGATAAACGTTAAAACGTCTTCACCTGTTAGTTCTTCATTAGGATAAAGATATAAGCCTTCCTTGGATATATAAGCACTGCCGGCAATCTTTACACTGTCTGCCACGCTACCACCTCCTAAATATAAACTGAATTAATAAATTGAGCGTCATTGTTTAGATGCTCGTTGTGGATCGCATATTTCATGCTGTCCATCACGTCATCTTCCTTTTTAATTGGAACTCCCTTATCGTCGTCCCAAATATATTGATAAATTTCATCCAAGAACTTAACCGGCGCATCCTTTAGTACATAAAAATGCTTAGTAGTCATTAGTTCTGCAACTGACTCAATTCCGGCCAAAATATCTTTCTTCGCGTTTCGAGCTTGTATACCATTAGTAACAAACTGAGATACATAATCAGGCCTTGCGCTATCAGCCCAAAAAGTAACATTGTATCCATATCTTTTCTGAATGTCTTTAGCCACCTCGATCCAGTAATCAATGTACTTACGGTTTGCAGTGTGTTCTTCGATCAAATAAGTATTGCCTTGTTCATCGTCGGCCCACACCGTAATTGATGTATCGTGCCCTTCGGCAAATCCCCAGTCAACCCCACAGTAATATTTATACGAACGGTCAGGCGGCAGTTTATCGATCATCATTCTATTTTTATCAAAGTCACGATATACTAGTCCCTCTCCAGATACCCAAAGGCCATAGATGGCTCTGTCCGTAAACATTCCTGAAGGGGTTTGTGCCTTTAAGGCTTTTACATATTCTGGGCTAAGGAACGTATTGTCATCAATCGTAAAGTTAAAAGCCCGAATTCTGGCTTCGGGATCTGTATTATCGATATAATCAGTTTTCAAGTAGTGAACCGGGTTCCCGGGGTTAGTAGTCACAATAATTCGTGAGCCCTCGATTGAACAACGCTGAAGTATTTCCTGGAACACGGATTGGTCGGCTAAAGATCCTTCATCAATGTAAGCAGAATATGCAGTCGCACCACGAATGGCGTTCATTCCTCGTTTGTTTCCAGTATAAGCAGGCACTATATCGACACCAAACAGATGGTAATGCCCATGCCTATCTGCCTTTAGTTCAACGCCAAACTCGTTTTCAATCGAAACGATAACATTCGTGTAGACTGAATTAGAACTATATCCAGCAAGTATAACCACAGGATGCGGATTGCTTTGGGCTTTGGCTAGTCGTGCAACCCTTCGCAGCTCAAGTAAAAATATCCAATCAGAAATATATGTTTTGCCAGCACGGACAGCGCCAGACAGGATCAGAATTCTCCAATCATCATGTAAATAGGACTGTAATACTTCCTGCTGCTTTGCAGTTAACAAATTATCTATTGCCATTGCACTTTCCCTCTCCGCCATTATCAATCATTATTATTCCCTTTGTCGCTTTCGCTACTAAGCTTATCCATAACTCTATTGAGCGCTTCTTCAATATCAGTGCCGTTTTCTTCGAGTGACTTGTTACGTAATTGAACATTCTTAGTTTCAGCTTCTAATTTCTTCACATTTGTTTTAGCAAGTTTGAGTTCCTCTGGTGATAACTTACTATCGTTGTATTTATCACGCCAGTTGTTCTTTAAGTAGAAAATCATTGCTGTTACGTTTCCGCTTTTGGCTTTCTCAAATAGTTCGTTTTCGATGATAAAATTAGCCTGCTGTCTCCCAATTTTTAGACACCGCATTATCTGAACGTGGTTTTTCTTCCAGTTTTCCAATGTTCTAGGTGCTATACCCATCTTTTGAGCAATTTGTTCATCATTCAAGCCGTCACGCTTCCAGCCTTGTAATAGCAACAATTTTTCCGGTTTTAGCCACTCATGATATAATCCTTTAGCCATTGTGAACTCACCACCTTTCGTCTTTGTCTAATCAATTTAATCCATCTGAAACCATGTAAAGCCACTCATGTTTCTTGCTAACAGTGTCCCACTATATGTGCTATGTGCGGTTTTAAACTCCCAAGCAGTCTTAAAACGTGGATCTGGAATGCTGTAGCTGGAAATAATTACAATATTTCCTTTGGCCATCTCAACACACCAGTCATAGAACGATTGATAATTGAGCTTGAGTTTATATGCATTTTTGTATAATTGTATAAAAAAAGAACAGTCATTAAAGCTGTTCTCTAGTAAGGGAATAGAAATGAAAAATGATAGTTGAAAACAACCATGAGTAACAATAGGAAATGTAATTATATCTGCATAACGCTGCAGTCACGATATGGATAGTGCCATACACACAAAGCAGTGTCCCGGGATCGAACCGGAACCACACTCCTATATCATTTCGAAGGAGACTTATTCTCAGCCATGAGAAACTAAAGAATATCATGCTAAAGTCATTTAATGTCAGAGTGCGGTGTGCCTACACACCACATAAGAGACAAGTTTATTATAACTCATCTCGTTGCCTTTGAAGCTAATTATTAAGTTTTGGAATTGAAATGAAAGAATTAATTATGTCTTTCGACAATAATATAATAACACTTTTTCCGGTTGATTTCATTCTTTTTGTTTCCAATGTACGTTTCCAAGAAATTCTCTTGGCTTCCGCTTTTATGCAATGTTCAAATATAAATGTGATCCTTTATCTATTGTTTGCTTAACCCCATCTGCAATTGCTTTATCTCGCAAAATATGTTTTATATTACTCTAAATAACTAAAAATACCAATTGTAACAACTGCCGCCGCAGATGCAACACATACAACCTCACCTATTCCTATTAGATAAAAGCCTGCTCCACATACGCCAACTGCATCAAGTATATATCCTGCAATGACTCCAAGCATGCTTACCCCTGAAATTATTGTAAAAATTAACGCCATGATCTTTTTCATATTAAAACCTCTTTCTTTTCTTAAATGTTCTGTATTTGTAAATCTTGTAGTTTGTTCTTGCAATGAATGAAGCTTTATCAATGTATTGTGACAATGATCTATAATCTTTTCTTCCCAAGAATTTAGCTACATCTTGCAAGTTGTAAAATTGATGTTTTTCTTTAGTAACAGGATCTATCAAATAATACGACTTTACTCGTCTATAATAACTATCAATCACATCTCCCATACCCAATCTCTTGGCTAGGCTCTTTGCATACTTGATCCCATATCTTCGAAATGCTTCAGTTGGCAGCATATCGTTGTTAATCAGATCGGATATTTCGCTGATTTCGGCTTGTGTCAATCCTAGTCTGTCCATCACTCCTACATCTCTGGCTTGCAGTATTCTATTCCAACTCTCTTTTAGCTCATCTGGTAGCTCCCTTATGTGATCGTCCCACTCCATAATTGGCTTCCATTGTTCTAGGTTATGAATCGCTGTTATAAGTTCCATTTTTGCACTCTCCTATCATTTTAATATTATACCGGTATAAATACCTTGCCACGCCCTCAAAACGTGTGACTGGCTCAAATTTCGCAGATACAAGGTGTGGCAATAAATCTGTTTGGTTGCTGTGTGTGAATTAATGAGAAAGGGAAATTACACCTGCCTTTTCTAATGAATTTTGTTGTTTGCAGCTTCCTTGCATTCCTATTGCCTATGACTTAGCACCCTTCGACAGATGCCAAGCCTGTACTGTGTCGTTATTTGTGAGATCCTGATTTACGGTTTTTTTGTGAATGTATACCGTTCAAACAACCACGCCAGTATTTAACAGTTTAACGACGTATTAAGGTCAAATGTTATTCTTCAGCAAATTGTGTGTGGCTTGAAACTAAGCATCAAGCATAAGCTTCCCGAGTTGTGCAATGGTGCTTAATTCGGCCACCAGTGAATCTAACTCTTCAATATCGTCTAAAGCCTTAATACGCTGTTTTAGATAATCAACATCTTTTTTTGTTTGTTCGCGTTCTCCTCTAAATGGCTCTAGTGGTTTCGAGCCTTCCCAGCCTTTGACACTATCTAAAAATCTTCGTACTTTGAGTAAAGAATAGTCGCTAGGTGTAGCCATACCTTTCAACCATCTACCGACTGTTGTATCATCAGCTTCAATCCTTCTTGCTAATTCTGCAATCGGTAAATCTTTAGCTTCTTTGTATGCTTTAAGCTCTTTAATTTCTTCCATCACTTTCATTGTTTTCTTCCTCCTCCAACTCAAAAACCTTATATGATACATGTGCTTTGATTCCTACTATTGCAAGCGTTGCTACTAACTCAGCGATCCACAGCTTAAATAGAAACATATCAGGGAAATAGAATATTTCTAAAACCAAGATTATACCATTTGCAAGAATCGCAATTCCTATTAGCCAAGTTAATAATTTATTTAGTATCTTCATCTTTGCACCTCCACCTAGCTTACTCTTCGTCTTCTCGCTCAATAAGTGGCAGAACATTGTTTGCCTTTAGCAACTCATACAAGAGCATACGCCCTTTTTGTGTCCAAGTTGTGTTAATCTTTGTGTGCACATGTTCACCATGGCCTGGGATTAGAATAGTTCGGCTAGCAATGTAACCCTTGCCTTGATACTTGGCATATAAGATCCATTGATTGTTGACTTTGCGCTGCACACCAAGTTCTTTTAGCAGTTTGTTGAATTTCACGGCACTCATACCATAGTCTTGGGCCACCTGTGTAGTCGTGATATCGTCCTTACTATCGATGATCACGTCTACATAATTGGCTTTCTTATTAGCCACTTTCAATTCAGCGGACAAAGCTTTGATTTCTCTATCTTTATCGATTAGCTGTTGACCAGCTTGCATTAGAAGTCTACCTAAGGCTTCCTCACTGTGGGTAATGTCGTATGCCGTCTTATCTGTCATATAAGCACCATGTTTACGAATTGATGGTAGAACTTCGTGTGTTACCCAGCGTTTGAATTTTCTTGCATCTGGCAGCTTACTACTAATGATTAAAGAATACAATCCTGACTCATTAACGATCCATCCACCACGTTGTCCTAAACTCGATAACGTTTTGTTATTGAGTTTGTCCTCATCATCAACATGGTCACTAAGTGCCTTGCTTGCGTTGCGATATCCGAGAATCTCAGCCACATCCTTACCAACAAAATATGGCTGATCATTGATAGTTACTGTTCTTACTTCATTTCCTTTAAAGTTAAAAATTTGTAAATCATTTGTCGTTTTAATTCCTCCTATATCTCAATTAGATCCATCAAGTCATCAACACTATCGCCTTCAACTGAAAGTACCTTAAATTTGTTTGCTTTAATTGGAAGGTGAAACTGGATTCTTTTGCCTTGCAACGTATCGGATATTTCAAATGGGATTGCGCTAACCACATCCCCGTCGTTTGTGACTTTTAGAACGGCTAGAATTTTTAGCCCATCCATACACTCAATTGTTCCAACGAAATTCTTATTTGTCATAGCTGTATCCTCCTTATCTGTATCTCTGCGCTATCTCATCGTATAAACTTGCCAGCCTGTGGATTGTGATCCATCTAGCTGTCTCTAGTAGCTCAGGCTCACAGCGATAGTGTCTAAGTCTTGAAACTGAGCAGCCTGATACTTCGTGCAGTTTCTTAAAGCTGTTATTCTTATCGAGCACAGCTGCTCTTGCCTTGTCTAACTCTGTTATTTTCTTCTTCATGAAAATTCCTCCCGCTTATTTGTTTCCTAAAAATTTGTTGACGAAATATTGTTGCCCTTTGCCAGTAACTTTTGTTGTTTTACTGATAGACACCGAACCGTTACTATGCACAATGGTCGTCTCTTTAATCTTGAACAAGCCTAAATCCATACTTCTTTGGGTTGGCATGTTGAAATCTGTACCTTTGCGGTTAATCAGATAACCATTTTCCCGCAACCACCCAAATAGCCTATTTTGACCGATGTCAACGCCATTTTGTTTCAAGATCTTTGCTAGTTCTCCAACTAAGATAGGTGTGTCACTGACAGAAACCACATCTGCAAATAATGCTTTTGGTCTCATTTCTTGATTCTCAAGTTTCAAACGAACGTTCTCATTCTGCAAGAGTGCATATCCACGTTTGATAATTTCTTGTGGATCATTCCACTTTCTTTCAAGCTCAATAAAGTATTTGCGATATTTCTTACCCAGTTCTGTATGGCTCATCATGCAAAGCTGTTTGGCCATATCTAGTGTAACGGCGTAATCATCAACTTGACGAACCGCGCCATTGCCGCCATTTGGAACGGTCGTACCTCCGGGTACGCTCGTAAAATCCTCACCTTCGATAAAATCTTTAAAATTTTGTTTAGTCCATGCACTGAAACGTTTCTTGAGCTTCAAGCCTTCGTGCAAGTCTCTAGCACTAACTAACTGTTGGTCGTTCTTAACTGTTACTTTAATTAATTCTTTCATCACATTTCTTCCTCCCAATTATTTTATTCCTTCTAGCATTCTTTGTTGAGTATCAGCAATAGCATCCGGATCACCTTTGAAACCATCACCATCGTTATCAGTTTGGTAGATTGTTCCACCTTGCGATGGTTGAGCTGTGTCAACTTGATCAGCATCATCTGAGTCTGAAGCTTGATCATCACTTGCTGGGGCTTGGGTGTCTCCAGTGTTATTGTTGTCAACAGTTTTCTTAGTTTGTGAGCCTGCATCTGATTGTTTTGCTGGTTGTGATGCATTAGATCTCTTAAGCTTTTCTCTATCAGCCTTACTCAATTTCTTGCTAACTTTATAATTTTTAATTCCAATAGTTTCGAATTCTGGATTACTGAATTCTACTTGAACCGTGTTATCGTTATTAAATTCGAACAACATAACAGCTTTAACTGTCTTTCCAGGTAGAAGTCTGTTGTTCATTCCATCTTCGTATTGTTGTAATGGATCATTTCCGTTCTCATCAAGCTCAACCATTCCAGGGTCAAGTTGTACATTCGATGTTTCATTCTTTTGGTAAGCATGTACCACCATGTATACATTTGAAGGATCCATTTCTTCGGTTGAGTTATTTGTAACATCACAATAAAGCACTAGAACCTTCTTACCTTCATTTGCCGAATCCATAACATCCCAGCCAGTGAATTTATAAGTTTCGTTTCCCGCATCGAAGACATTGTTTTTATAAGTCCACTTTCTTTCAGATGCGTTAGGATCAGGCTTGACTGATGATGATCTTACAACCTTTGAAGTTGAAACCTTTGAGACACTCGAACTTGTTTTTGTGTGGTTTGTGTTTGCCCCACATCCTGCTAATAACATACTACATACTGCTGCTGATAAAATGATATTCTTTTTCATTTGCTTGTCCTCCTTGCTTTTGATTACACTCTTATCATAACACATATATATTACTTGTCAACACCTTTTTATTAAAAAATATATTTTTGTGCAAAAAAATAAAAGCCCCTAGAATTGTCTTCTAAGAGCTTTTAAAACTTCTATGGTTAATTATACTCAGATCTGTTTAAAATGCTTGTAACGGCTTCTAAGAGCCTTGCAGGGCTACTCTGCATTGCCTATTTAAATTCGATTTTGCTTAAATGTTTCATAGCTATGTTTAGGATCTTTCCAATTCCTGCAAGATGTTCGCATCTGATATAGCATTCATCCGCAATTTCCCAGTCGTTCCCATAATATCTGCTAATAGTAACAGTTCGATTTTTGTAACAAATTACTAATTCACATAAAAGTGCTTCGTCAAAATCAGCATAATCATCATAGTTGCCTTCAAAATCCATGGCATCAACTTTCAACCCATCATACAATCCAAAATCCTCTGGAAATTCGTGCTTTAGTTCCTTAAACATGTTCTTAATGTTTTTGTCATTCTTCATTTTTTAGACCTTCTTTGCTTTAATTTCAACTTCTATTCTCGGTTTATCTGCATACCACTTGCTTGCATTCAGTTCTACGATAGTGGCGTCATCCGTCCATATAATGCCGTTTAAGGCGTCTTCAAATGCTTTAAGGTAATTAGACAGGTCAGGCTTTACGATTGGTCTGTGTGTTCCTGAGACCCGTCTATCGTGTTCTTTTTTGGATATACTCTTTTGAATTCCCCGATAGAAGGCTACCTTGAGATAAATTTCGCCTTCAAGTGGTGCATCGTGATACATTTCTGTCGCCAATGCTCGCAGCTGTTTCTTGAATTTGGCTGTTTTAGGTGGATCATACATTCGAATAAATTTGCCGCGCCCTGTTGCTCTAGGCCGTTCTTGCTGTTGCGGTTCAATATTAAATATCAATTTCATTTTTACTGTCTCCTTAAAGCTCATATAACGTCGTTTAAGACGTTTAACGCGTTTTTAATATAATTATACTAGGACAGGTTTAAAATTGCTCTAGCATACCTTTTTTTGCATCTGATGTGCTATTTCTTCGATATGTTTTTTACTGTGGCTCAATTAATCCCATATTTCTCTGTAAGCCCCCTTATTTTTTCTAAAAGTCTAGCCCTTTCAATTTTTATGCCTTGTTTGATGTACTCATGCTTTAGAAAATTAAGTGTTTCGTTCTCATCATCTGTGTCAAGTAATTGTTCGAATGTTTCTTTGTCAGCCCTATAATATGCATCTTTAATCAGCGCCAACATATCTTGTTGGCCTTGTTTGTATCCGTTATTCATGTAATTCACCTTTCTTGTAAGCTTGCTCATAAAGAGTTGCTAACTCTACTTGTTTCTTTTCGAAATCAGTAGCTTCTTTCAATTTCCCTTGATACTTAATTTGAAGCTGTAGGACAAACTCCTCGCCATCTTCAATAAATTTCCAGCCTTGCAGTTTTTCTAGCTCAGCTACTTTGATCGCGCCCCACACTGCTTCAACTCGCTTGTCATCATACAGCTTAATGAATTTTTCCATTTTGGCCTTAATTACCGGGGCTTTATCTTTGACGTTTGTTTTAATGCTTTTGATCATCTTGTTGTAGTGCATCGCTTTGTCCAGATACACATCAACCGCTTTAGACTTTTGATAGCCATTCTCAGCCATGATAGTTTGAAACTGGTTGTAATCCATGTAACTCATTATATATCCTCACTCGTTTCTTTGAAGTACATATATTTGCCATTAAAGTAATAACTGATATCTCCCAGTGAGCCTTCACGATTCTTTCTGATGGCTAATTTAACCAACTCTCTGTTATCTTCGTCTGGCCGATATAGAAACGCTACAACGTTACTATCTTGCTCAATAGAGCCAGACTCTCGTAAATCCGACAGTAAAGGTTCTTTATCTTTCCTGCCTTCTACCCCACGATTCAATTGAGCCAGTGCAATCACTGGGATATTGTACTCGTTAGCAACGATTTTGAGTTCTCGCGTAATTTTTCCAACTTGTAGCCAACGATCTTGTCTGCCATTTACTTTAACCAAGCCAATGTAATCGATAATTGCAACGTATTTGTCTGGTTTAGCTTTAGCAGCATTCTTTTTGATTATGCTCAAGATACCGCCCAGAGTTAGAACCCTATCATAGATCCTTATTTTGTGGTTTCTGACCCACTTGATGCCTTCGCTAACTAGTTCAGTAAAGGCCAGATCCAGATCACTAGCAGGCTGTTTTAACCTTTGACTATCCACGTTAGCACTTCTTGAAACAAAGCGGCTTAGCATCTCTCTCTTATTCATTTCCAAGGTAAAGAAATCAACCTGAACTTCCGGATCCTTATTCATGATTTGATACGCTAGATTGACCGCATAAGCCGTTTTACCGACGCTGGGCCTAGCACCAATCGTAAACAGCATAGAACCATATAAACCGCCAGCGAGTAAGTCATCTAGCTTTTCAAAGCTCTTAATCCCTACTGGTTTTCCTGAAGCTAATCTGTCCTGTAACTCATCGATTGCTTCTTCGAGTTTCCCATCGTCTCCTGCTTCATCAATTTTCGATAGCTCTGCGATTGCCTCTGACAAATTAGCAAGTTCTTGTTTCTTCGGGTTCTGCTTATACACATCCATGCTTGTTTCTAGTACGCGTTGTGCATATAGCTTGTGCAGAGACTTAACATCATTTCCAAAACTAGCACTTGTAACGAATCCGCCTTGTAAGTCTACCAGATGCTTATACTCAACACTGCCATCGTTGTTCATTTCGGTAAAAATATTAAGCAATGTTCTTTCTTGCAGGTCTAGCTTTTGCATTGCTTCAACAATGTTTCTTAGCTTAATTTCAGTAAACCAATCCACATTGATATATGTGCTATCAATTAGCTCTGGTTTATTTAATAACGTCTCTACAATTCTTAATTCTATTTCGTTCATTTCTTTATTCTCTCCTTCTAGCTCATATAACGCCTTCTAAGACGTTTTAACATGTTCTTAGTGTGATTATACTCGGATCTACTCAAAATCCCTATAACGGCTTCTAAGAGTCTTACAGGACTATTCTGTGCTATCAGCTATTCTTATTCTTTGTTTTACTTAAGTCATCCGTTCTTTTACTCTTTTCTCTCAATCCATATAACGCCTTCTAAGACGTTTTAACATGTTTCTGGTGTAATTATACTCAGATCTACTTAAAACGTCTGTATCGTTCTCTGAGAGCCTTACAGGACTATTCTGTGCTATCAGCTATTCTTTATTTTGCTCAAGTCGCTCTAGCGCTTCTTTTATCACTTTGTTGTCTGGATGTTCACTTAAAAATAATTTGTATTGATATATTTTCTCTTCAACAGGGTTTGTTTTTCTTGTTTTCTCTTTAGCGGAACTTTCTCTTTTTTTCTTTTCCTGTGGTTCAAGGGTATCTTCAGCTTCTTGTAGATAATTACTAAAGTTAGTAGCTGCAAATAATGTGGTGAATCTAAGATACTTATTCATCTTTGGGTTATCTTTCCATTCTCTTACTTTAAGTCTAACTACCTTAGCTACATCTTCTTTTGTATATCCTTCATTCAATCTAGATCTAATCATCTTTCTATTAGTCTCTGTATCTCTAAAGTTCTTATCAGCTAATTTGTTAAACCATTCAATAAATCTTTTATAATCAAAATTATCTTTACTGCCTTTAAGATCTTCATTGCATGTATTATCTATCTTAGTATTAACACTACTACCCCTTCCCTTGCTCTCCTTTTTATCTTCACTACATTCATTCTCTATATTGCCTTTAAGATCATCTTTAGTATTAACTCTATTATTCTCTTTAACTCTATTATTATCTCTATTGCCTTTAAGATCTTTATTAGTATTAACTCTATTATTGTTTATATTACTATTACTCTCTTTATCTTTATCTTTTTTATTATCATTATCTTTTTTATTATTATCTTTATTCTTAGTATTATCTCTATTCTTAGTATTATTCTCTTTAGTTGTATCATCTTCATAATCTTTAGTATTAATACTATCTTGAGTAGAGAGTGTTTTGTTATTATTAGTATTGTTATTATTAGTATTTGTTAGTGTGCGATTATCCAACATGCGATTTTCGCACATAGGATTTTCTGATAGGATCCAATTATTTTCTCTGAAGTAACCTTTATCATCTCTTTTTCTCTCACGTCTCAAATACCCCTGCTTCTCAAGTTCCTTTATCCCACTTTTTAAACTAGATAACCCGTCTGTCGAATGCTTTGCAACTTCCGACTCGTAAAAGTCCCATTCATCAGCTTGAGACCAAAGATAAACAAACAAGCCTTTAGCCTTCCATGATAAATTTGTGTCGTTAAGCACTGAATTATCAACTGTTGTAAAGCTTTTTTCGTATCGTTTCTTTACTTTCATTTCTTATCATTCCTTTCTAATGGGCATCTCACCCGTTCGGTAGTTGTTTAAACCTACTTTTTGTTTACATAGTGTGCTGCCATAAAGGCGTCTAAGTCACTTTTTTTAATTCGTTTTGAATTAGCAACCTCAATCACTGGCAAGCCTGCTTTAATATAACGTCGCAAAGCCTTGTAGCTTGTTAATCCTAGAACCTCCATAGCTTCTTTATAGTTAAGATATTCAGTTTGTACTTGTTTCATTGTAATTCCTCCTTCAATAAGTATACCTAAATGTTAGCTCAATGCATTTGTCTTGTCAAGCCTTTTGTGTTCTTTTTTGCCCTTTTTTTGTGTTACTATGTGGGATCAGACGAATTAACTGGTTATCTAACTTGAATAATGCTCTTGGTTGCTTGTATTTGATAAAAAAACGCGCGAATAACAGCTTTAAATACATCTTGAGTGTAATTATACTGAATAGGGGTTAAACGTCTTAGAACGTGTTTATTTGGCTCTTGTTATGTTAATTCTAAGCAAATAAAAAAACATGCTGCCAAGTAGCAACATGCTTTTGATTTTTTTTAAAAGATTATATCTTTACCTTCGTTTTCTAGGATAAAGTTTGATAACTTTTCTTGTGCATCTTCAAAATCTGATAACCAAATATTAAACTTCGTTTCTGGTGGTGTTGCTGTCATCGTTTCGCCGTAAAGCAGCTGCTTATAAACTTCTATTTTTTGTTTTAGTTCAATTAGTTCTGGTAATGTCATTGTCTATCACTCCTAATTTCAATTGTTTTGCTATATCTTCCGTAACCTTGATAGGTTTTATATGGTACTTCATAAGAAAGCTCTTAACGCCTATTTTATGCTGCTCTGTGTGACATTCTCTGCATAAGGTCATGATGTAGTTGCCAACATGGTTAATCTTATTTCGGTTTCTACCAGCACCTACAGCATGAAAATGCGCAATATCTGCAGGCTTGCCACACAACACACAGCGTTTATTTTTAAGGCACAACATTTGTTTTGGAAACTCGCTTGGTAAACTGTCCCATGTTTTAGTCTTGAAGGGTATATCTTCTTCAAACATGAAATTTAAAATTACCAAGATCATGTAATTCCCTATTGTAACGGAGCAGTCAGATAAACTGAATTCATCTACCCCAAACGTTTCTCGCACTTGATACTTGAATGCTGATTCCCAATATTCTGGGACGTCTCCGGTGTAAGAGCATAAGTCATTAATTAATGCGAATACTTTCTTACGTTGTTCTGGGCTTATCTTCCTGTTATCGGCTATTTTCAGCTCGACTGTGGGCTGTTTACCGTTAGCGAGTCTATTTACCTTGGCTATATCTAAATCTTCGTCAGGGACGATTTTAAGCACGTTTCCTTGGATGCCAATCAACTTGCCAAACATTATTTGTCAACTCCGTTTTCGATAAGTCCCTTTAAAATCATAATTCCATGTTTTACCTTATCTTCCGGTTTCGTATCACCAGGGAATACTTTCCCAATTTGTTCAGTAACTTGTGCCTTTAATGTGGTTTTATCTGTTTTCAAAACACCTAACGCTTTATTGAACAAATTGTTATATTCTAAAATCTCTGGATCTGTTTGTTTCTGTTGTACTTGTTGCCTCGGCTGTTGATAACTTTGTTGATAATTGTTTTGTTGATAATTGTTTTGTTGATAGTTTCCTTTTGCTTGTGTCTTGAAGCTTCCAGCATTCCCATCGTCATCAATGTCTGAGCTGACTCCAAATGCTGAAGCTAATTGATAACGTTTGGCGTATGTGATAGTAGACCCATAGCCTTGTGGGGTTGCTTTCTCTGGTCGTAAAGCAAGTACTCCAGTAGTAAGGTATTGCCCACTTTCATGAGTAATGATTGTCTCGACCCCTACATTGCCGTTATCGTCGTTTTTAACGATTTGAGTATATGCAAGCCCTGTGCCCTTAATAGCTGCATCTATTGCGTTTTGAACGCCTTCCAGCGTTACGTAATTGGATTTAAAGAATGGGTTCTTTGCATCCTTTGTTGGTTGTTTTAATTGGCTTCTAAAGACATTCATGCCTTTAAATAACTTATCTAAATTTTCACTTTGCATTTATTTGTCCTCCTTAGGTTTCTTGATTGATACTGATACATAAGCTGGCTTAGTTACTGGGTTAGCTCCATCTACAACCTCACCCGTTTCTGTATCAATTACTTTATCTCCGACGACTGATAAGCGTTTCTTTAAATCACCTTTATACAATGTCGACGTGGTTTTAACTAAGCCAGTTCCATTGTATTTTTTAATTAGCTTGTCTTCGTCTAATTCAAAATCTAGCTTTTCTTTGTGACTTACAAAATTTCCAAATGGCGATCTGATCTTAGCTTTAGGGTTTACTTGCTTTTGGCGTTCGTAATATGCAAGTAAGGCGTTCTTAAGGTTATCTACCTTAAATTCTTCATACTTGATCTGATTTTCGTAGAAGCTCTTAGTTTGCTTGATCTTGTCTTTCAGGTTCTTGATCTTTGCTTGTTCGTCAAATATTTGTTCAAACGTTAGCAATGCTTCTTCCATGCTTGTAATCTCATAAGCTTCTTTTTCAATTTCGAATTCTTCGTTTGGTTTATCTAGCATGTTTCTTCCTCCTTCATCTTCATGAATTTATTGATAAAATATTGTTGACCCTTACCAGTAACTTTTGTCGTTTTGCTGATAGATATTGAGCCATTGCTGTGCATAATGGTTGTTTCTTTAATCTTAAATAAACCTAAATCCATGCTTCTTTGGGTTGGCAGATTGTAGTCTGTTCCTTTTCTACTGATGAGATAGCCTTGGTTTCTCATCCATTGGAACAATCTGTTAGCACCAATGTTAATTCCGTTGCCACGTAAGATCTTAGCTAACTCGCCAATTAAGATTGTTGTGTGACTTGCAACAACACTATCGGCGAACAATGCTTTAGGCTTCATTTCTTCAATTTGAATATCTTTAGCCTTCAACTGGTCGGCTGCTTGTTGTAGTAAGTCTGCTAATCCACTAGCGTTGTGAACGACATCAAAAGCTTTCTCGTCTGTCATGTAGGCGCCGTGTTTGCGGATAGATGGTAATACTTCGTGCGTTACCCAATATTGGAATTTTTCCGCAACTGGATTGTTTGCCTTGATTGCTAACATGTAGAACTGTGGTTCAGTGATAAAATCACCTTTTGAGATTTTTCTGCCACTTGTGGCAGAATTTAAATAATTGTTGATCCTAGACCATCTTACATTGATATAGCCGTTTGAAGCCGACGTAATACCTAAACCAATTGCAGCTTGTTCTGCATTGAAATAAACTTGTCCATCAATTTCCTTAACTGCTAAATCTTGACCTTTAAAATTAAATTTTTGTATTTCTTTCATTTTTTATCTTCCTTTCTTGTTACCTAACTCACGTTCTAACCAGCCTTGATTTAATAGATATTCTTGCCCCTTACGTTCGAGATATCTATCATCTGGCAAGGCTATCGTATCCTTACCGTATAGATGTTTGATAGCTTGATCTATTTCTTTTCTTTCCATTAACTTTTTAACATTCTTTTGAAACATTTCCCGCCTCCTGTGGTATAATAAAGACATAAAGTCAATTCTATTTTTTAGTATTCATACTATCTTCTTTGCCAGGCCTTAACGACCTGGTTTTTTATTTTAATCGAAGAAAGTTCCGTCTTTAATTGCATCTATTACGGCGTGTAGTACATAGCCGCCCAATACAGATAATCCTATCAAGGTCCAATAACCAGCTGTTGTTAATGTGATCATTTTCATCATCTCCTTACTTTCCTAGATACAAACATTCAATTGGCATCTTATAAACTTCAGATGCTTTCTCAGCTAACGAGAAAGGTATTTTAGAACTGTCTTTCTCATATTTGGCTACTGTTAAGAAATGAACTCCTAATAGTTCGGCTGCTTCCTTTTGGGTTAAGCCTGCGTTAACTCTAGCGGCTTTCAATGTTATTTTTGGCATTTTGATTGCCTCCTTATTATTTTATTTTGTAGGCCTCATCAACCTTACAAATATATAATATACCATCTTATGTATTTTGTAAATACTATTTTATAAAAAAAGTATATTTTATTTAGTCAATATATAATGCAAACAAAAAAACTAGGAAATTAATCCTAGCTTTTTATTGATTTAACATTCTTCTAAAACTGTGAGTTTATAGCTTCAATCTCTCGACTTAACACACATGGTGGATACCAGTTATCAATAAAATCTATCGCTTTATCAAAGCTTTCTTTTCTGAGATCTTCGTAACGTGAAATCACAAACGCTTCTTTGAATTCACGCTCTAAAACTCTAAATACTCTTCTTGATAAAATCTTGTTCTTATAAGCATTGCTATCTTTGCCGCCTAGTGTTTTGACTGCCTTCTTGTTTCTAGCAACCCAAAGCTTATATCGTTGATCTGAGTCAATCTCTGACTTGTTTTGAATTTCATCAACGCTGCTTTCGAGCTTTTTAACACGTTTATCCAGTCTTGAAGCTACTTGCATCGTTAATTCAAGTTTTTCTTCCGGTGTCTGTGGTAATCTGTATTGTTCCTTGAACGCTTTTTCTACTTCAATGAAATATTGACGTGCTTGTTTGCCTTTTTCTGTACGTTGGATCATTGAAATTTCTTTTGCCATATCCAAAGTTATGGCGTGGTTAACAATATTTCTTTTAACAAATCTTGAACCTTCTTTTTTTTGAGAAAGTTCATTTATTGTTACAAAATCAACATTTTCAGCAAAACCATATTCGATCATTCTGTTAAACCAGTCTAAATATTTGGTTTGTACTCCTAAAAATTCATGTAAGTCTCTACCACTTACAACTGAGTTTCCATTTTCATCTTTTGCAATTTTGATTAATTCATTGTTCATTGTGTTTCCTCCTTAGAATAAGCTTTCTTGTGTATTTCTAAATTCTATTTCTTCCTTTAGTTCAAATGGTGGATACCAGTTGCTAACAAAACTTTTAGCTTCATCAAATTTTTTCATTGGTGTATCAACATATTGATTTACATCAAAGCGACGTCTGTATGATTTAAACAACTCGTTGTAGAGCTTTGAACGTAAACTTTTGTCTTTGTATGAGTTACTTTCAGCACCACCACATACTTGAATGATCTTTTTATTTCTAGCTTTCATAAGCTCTTTATTCCTTGAACTTGTCAAGCCAGATAGATCCATTAGATAATCGACTTTCTTACCTTGTTCTTCAATTTTCTTGTCTTGGTCTTGCATCACATTGTTAAACATTAACGTCATTTCAGTTAGATTGGTTGGTAGCCTGAATTGTGACTTGTTTTTAATTTGTTCTTCCATTTGATTGAAAGCATCAATGTACTTCAATTTAAACTCGTCTGCCTTCTTTCCTGTAAATCCCATCGCTATGAATGTAAATCCATCACGATTGAGATAGTACATTTTATTTTGCTTGCCATTTGAAGCTGTGTAACTATCTTCAACAAACATATTTTTGAGTAGGGCTGAATTTTCAGCCGTATTAATTTTTGCTTCAATTGTTTGAATTACATTTTTATGTTTCTTGTCGAATGCTTCCGCTAAAACTAAACTTGTTGTTACTGCTTGTTGGTTGTGCATGATTACTAGTTCTTTCATTGTTATCGTTTCCTTTCTAATTTAAAATCTTTTCAAGTGGTACATTCAAGAAACGTGCCACTTTGATTGCGACTTCAACGGTCAAAGGCTTGCTGCCATTTAACAATTGGCTTAGGTATGTGTTTGCAATCCCAATATGTTCAGCTACAAACTTTTGCTTTAAACCTTTATTTTTCAACTCTTCCTTCAAAATAGAGTTAGCATTGTCTTTTAATAAATCCATGTTCTCATCTCCTTTAACTTTATACTTTTATTATACTAATTTTTTTATAAAAGTAAATACTTTTTTGAACCTTTTTTTCAAAAAGTATATTTTATTTAATCAATAAACAATGCAAACAAAAAAGCTAGGAAATTAATCCTAGCTCATGCTGTTAACCAGCTGAATTTCAATTACTCCAAACCGGACTGTACTTTAGACGTCAAAGCATCGTTTGTAAATGATAGTGTAATTGTACCGCCTTTAGTACCAGTTACCCATGTTGCAGCGACACTTTTTTCACCACCGACAATCATTTCATTTAAGCCGTCTGGTTCGCCATACTTGCTTACAACATCATCGTATGAAGAACCATCTTCAAGGCTGTTATAAGCGTCTAGATCAAATTTAGGGGTACGTGAGAACTTGAAACCTGTTATACCTTTAGAAACAGCCTGATCGCCATTAAATTCAACGGTAATAGATACACCGTCTTTACTCCAAATACAACTTTTAGCTTGCACACCTTGTACGTCTTGTGTTGATGTTGTGGATGGTTTGCCTAAAGCTTTTTCGATAGCGTCAAGAGTTGTTCCACCATCACCATGGTTCATTAAATCACCAACAGCAATATTATCAAACGTCTTTCTATATGCATTATTTTGAGTGATGACCTTATTGTTTGAACTTGGTTTGCTTTCTGAAGTTGAAGGTGTATCTGAATCAGATCCGCCACCTATAGCCCCGCCAATTACAAAAATAGCTATAATAGCTAAAACCCAAAACCAAACTCTTTTATAGAATGGCTTCTTCGCAACGTAAACATTTTCGTTTTCTTTTTTAATTTTCTTTGTCATAATAATTTCCTCCTTAAGCTGGCATTATGCCATTGCCTTCAAGCAACTCTCTAACAAATTGTTCACCTTTAGTAGTCCATTTGAGTGTATGTTTAACGATATTATTATTTGGTGTAAAAATCTCATATCCTACTAAGTTGTTATTTGCAAATTTTTGATAAACAAACCATCTACTGCCTCGCTTATAGATGATTCCTTTGTCGTGTAGGAACTGATATAATTTAACCCCACTCATTCCGTATTCTTTGGCGATCTGAGTGGTTGTAATCAATCCCTTGTTACTTAAGTAGCGATCATATTTGATGGCCTTAGGTTGCAATATATTCAATTTGGCTTGATGCTCCTCTTGTTCTTCAATCCAACGTTTAGCGCGTTGAATTGGGTCATTGATCATGTATGAGTCTTGTTTTTTAATGACGTATCTCATGTTAAAATAGTTATCCACTAGTTCGTCGTAGATTTCCCAGGCTTTATCATCTTCAAGGATTTTGAGTAACTTGGCGTATCCACGTTCTGATAAGAGATATATGTTGTTAGAATTTCCCCATTGGGCTTTAGTAAATCCATAATCTGAAAACAGGTGATTTGAAATCACTTGTTTTAAATCAAGCGAATCTATACCATTTTTAAAGCGTCTTATGTTGTTATTAATCAATCTATTTACTTCTTTAACTTCTTTTCCATGGATTGAAGCTATATCTTTAACTAGCATGGCTCTTTTGTTTTCGCCAAAGCCGCCTTCAATTCCAGTGAATTCAAAACTACCAATTTTTTCAGTTCCTAATATTTTTAGTTCATTCATTTTAGTTCCTCCTTAGAATAAGCTTTCTTGTACATTTACTTTTTCAATTTCATTTTTAAGTTCAAATGGTGGGTACCAGTTGTTAATAAACTCTACAGCCCTATCAAAGTCCTTCATCGGTAGATCGTTGTATCGATCTTGATCGAATGCTTCGCGATATGAACTAAACAAAGCACGATAGGTTTTAGTTCTGACTTCCTTATTGCAATGCGCGTTTGATTTCTTACCACCTAAAACATCGATAATCTTAGCATTACGCTTCTTGGTAAACGTGTGAGCCATGTTACCAGGTAATCCCATTCGATTTTTAATATCATTAACGTCTGTTGCAAGGCTCTCATAGCCTTTGGCAATCAAGCTAATCTGTTCAGGTAAACTAAGTGGTTTTTGCTGTTGAAGCTGTTTTTCCATCTGATTAAAAGCGTTAATGTACTTCAGTTTAAACTCATCTGCTTTCTTCCCTGTAAAGCCAAACGCAATGAATGTAAATCCGTCCCGGTTCATGTAGTACATTGGGTAGGTTCTTCCTTGTAAATCCTTGTAAGTGCCTGCCACAAACATCTTTTGGTAATCAGCCGAATTTTCGGCCGATTGAATTTTATTATTAATCGCTTCTATTACGTGTTTGTGTTTCTTGTTAAATACCTTTGCTACTTGTAAACTTGTTGTTACGGCTTGTTGGTCGTGCATAATTACTAATTCTTCCATTGTAATTCTTCCTTTCTATAGCTAAACTTGTTAATTTATTTATTGCTCTCTGTGATATCGTCGTCAAAAAAAAGATATCCAACTGACTTATTGTAGAACTTTGCAACTTTTTTCTTAGTTGCATCGCTCCCTTTTCTTCTTCCTGACTCAAGCATAGATAACATGCTTTGGTTGATGCCGATGCCTTTGGCAGCTTCAGATTGACTCAATCCGCGTTTTAGTCTTTCTTTTAGAATATTCATTTTTTTTACACCTCCTATCTTCCTTACAACTATAGTATATATCACGTATCGTAATAAGTAAATAGTTTTTTTATAAAAAAGTGCAAAAAAATAAGCCTACCCCTCAAGGCAGGCTTAAAACATTATTCAAAATTGCCCCAGCTATTTACACGCTTACCATTTGCGCTTACTCCGGTTGGCAAGTAACCATATTGGCCATTTCCACGGGGTTGTCTAATCCATACATAGGCACCAGAGTGACAGAAAGCATCATATTTAACGACTGAACCTTTAGGCAAAGCACCAATCTTAGCTGAGTTTGTTGTTGCACCCCAGCGTAACATAATGCCTTCATCAACAGTAACAGTAAATTTGCCATCTTCCTTGTACCATTTCACACCAAGTTCATCAGTCCATGAGTCATACTTAACGTTATTTTGGCTAGGTGCTGGTTTAGACGCTTCAGTTTGTGGCTTTGATTCAGCCTTAGCAAACTTATCCCAAGCGTTAGCATCCAGATACCAGATAGATCTATCCATATCTCCACCTGTATATTGCCAGCCAGCAATTGAAGCAAAAGCACCACTAGATACGTTCATGTCTGGCACTGTCCAAGAGTTCCAGTTCATAGATGCATACTTAGCTACCCAAACAGCACAATCCTTTGCGCAGTTAGCCACTTGGTTTAAAGCTGATTCCTGAACATAGATAACACACCATACACCAGTCAAGCGGTGTACTTCATCTACAAATTGGCGAACCCAATTAGAATCACCCCATGCTGAATTTTGGTAGCCTTCCCAATCAATAACCAGCATACCTTGACCTACATAGTTCTTGATATTATTGATAAAATACTGTGCTTCTGCCACTGGATTACCACCACCAGCATAATGATACAAACCACGCTTTTTGCCGAGTTCTCCGGCTAGATCCCATTGGTGGTTACATTTAGGGTTAACGTATCCTGTGCCTTGAGTGGCTTTAACGATAACTCCTTGAGCATGCGAATCACGAATGATGCTATCATCTGACCCTGAATAAACGTCTACTGTGTACATAACCATGTTATTTGTCCTCCTTAATCTTAACTGTTGGTGTTAAATCTGATTTCTCGTAAGCTGATTGAACAGCTGTGTGAATAACTTGTGAATCAAGCTTATATCCTTGCTTCTTCATCACATCGTTAACAATCATACTAGCTTCATCAAACTTTTCACGCCCACTTTTATCTTGGCCTACTAAGCTAGTAACAGCCATATCTGCTACTTGCTCAAGTAACATCCAGAGCGCTTTAGATTGTTCAGTGGATGCATGTTCAGCCTTATTATCTAAAACCGGCTTGAGTTGCTTAAGTAAAAAAATAGCCACTACAGATAACAAGCCTGTCTGTATTAACCATTCGATAATATCATTGATAACTTTCACTTTTTACCACCCTCCAAATGTTCAATTCGTTGTTCATGTTCGATCAGTTCATCGTGGTGTTTACTAACCTCATCTTTTAATTCCTCTAAGTTTTTGCCCTGCTCTTTAGAGTCGTGCCTATGCACGGTACTTAAATCTTTAAGCTGTCGCTGTAGTGGGGATGTTCCATTGCTAATTGCGTTGTTCAACTTTCTAGAAGCTTGTCTAATTATCCAATAGACCCCACCAAGGGTGGTAGAAATAGCCGCCAGCATCGCAGCTATTTCTGTCCATGAATATCCTAATAATGTATGCACATATACTCACCTACTTAATCCTACCCACCCACCCTGTCATTTGTTTTAAGCTACTGGTGCTTCTGGTGTATCATAATCTTGGCCAGTAATTTCTTTAAATTCTTTCTTACCAAAATAATGAACTTGAACAGCTAAGCGGCAATCATCAACCGTAAATAATCCTAGTGGGTAATATGTCTTAAACATCGCATACATTGCTTCGTTTACTTCACTTGCTTCTTTTGGATCCGTTGATTCTTGTTGTGCAGCCGCTGCTTGTAATGCCATAACTTGCTTAGTTAACGCTGCTAATTGTATTTGTTCTGGTGTTGGCTTTGGAACTGGAACAGGATGCTTTTGTTCCCATTCTTCCTTTGTTAAGCTCTTCCAGGACTGTGTATTTTCATTCCAAGTTGGATCATACAAACCAGCGGGTGCTATTTCTGTGGCGTTAGCTGGAATTTCTGCAGCATCATCAATCACATCATAGCCGGCAAATTCTTTTGTGGAATTATCATAGAAATATATTTTTTTCATGTGTTTTCCTCCTAAAATCTAAACTAGCGGTAGTGTTGCTTGGATATACAAACCAGATGTATCCGGTTTGTTGAAAGTACATTTGCCAGTTTGAGTAGCGATGTTCATAAAGCCTAATGCATTATTATCTGTACGTCCTATCACTTGCGTGGATAAACTATATCCAATTCTTTTAGAAATCGACGTTGGTAAGTAACATGCAACGCTACTTGAGCTGTCAATGGCTGCACCAGTGACGTATAGAGTAACTATAACCGCATTTCCATCTTTTCTTACTCTGTATTTGCTGAATTCAGCGGTTACTCCATTCATGTTTAAGAAATCCTGTGGGGTTTCCCAGCCCAACCCGTCGTTAACTTTGTCAAAATTTTCTTTAATCTTTTCCGGACCGTTTTGCATTTCAGAGAAAATAGGTTCAAAATTTATTGCCATTAGTATTTCCTTCTTTCTTTTTTATTTACGCCATTCTAGGCGTGGTGTATGTTGATCAATATAGTTAGCGCGTAAGTCGGAAGGACTTGTCGGCTTGCTAAAGTAACCAGATCCGCCTGCAAGAGCACTTTTCCCTTTACCGTCTCCAGCCTTAGCAGCAGTATCATCAACATCACCTAAACTAATTTTAATTACTTTGTTCTCACTTCTCAAATACCAGTCACCATACTTGTAAAATGGTGCAGCGTTCATGTAAAAATTGCGTGGTATGCGTACAACAATTGAGTTGTTATTTGCATACTCAGCTTCGCAAGGAATTAACTTAGTTAGAGTTTCACCGAATGAGCCAGAACCTAAACCACCGATTTCAGTACCAATCGCATTTTCATAGTAGAATACAGTTGGTTTAGGATAGTCTTTCTGATTGTGCACGATTGTGATTTTGTAGCCGTACATTAATTCTTCCAAACTGTCAGCTGTTACTATACTTGCATTGCGCTCAGCAACCGTGCCATTGGATAGTGCGATGACGTTAGCACCATCTGGGACTTCATCCTTATGTTTAACACGAATTTGCCAAACAGCCCCATGGCCATCATCATAGTTGTCCCAGCCTTTTGTAATCGCAAGATCACCTGCAGCTAGTGAAGCATAGTCTTGCATGGTTGGAACATCGCTGAATTGCCATACTCGATCATGGAATTGGGCTTGCTTCAGTGTTTCTTGAATTTGCTTTGTCATCTCGAGCAATTGGTTATAGCGAACATACAACCCATTTTTAGGATCATTTACTTCCGCCATTGCGTCATTCAACGATTGCTTGTATTTAGCTAGCCACTCACTAAACTCTCGACTATATGTTTCGCCTTTTTCAGTAAGCTCGCTTTTGATCGTTTCGCCTTTGTTAGTTACTTGATCAAGGATTTTTTCGAACTCATCAATGTAATCTCTGCCAGCGTTCCCAATGTGTGCAAAAAACTGATCATCAATAACGTCAAAATCCATATCAACAGTTGATACGGTTGATCCATCTTTGCCAATAAATCTAATGTAAAATTGTTGCCAGTGCCCAGGAACGTTAAACGTGCGCTCGTCAAAGTGCAACGTTACTCGCCCCAACATAATTTGGTCGTTACGATCGCCGCCTCTTACCGGATAGATATGTTTATGTACATATCCTTGATTATCTACGCCGCCGTACTCGTACTTCCAACCGCTCATATTAACTGGCAAACCGTTGCTAGTGATATACACCGGCAAATAATCGTCAGTGTCTCCTACACGGCCTTTGAAATAACCGCTAATATCTAAAATTTGTTCTTGATATCGTGTTAGATCAAGCGTTAGTCGTGCTTTCTCTCGTAGTGCCATTTATTCGCCCTTCTTTCATTGTTCATCTATAGTGTCTTCATCCAGCCCATATGAGTTCAAGAAGCCATCTACTTTGTCCTGCTTTGCGGCTAACAGTTCAAAACCTTTTGCTATAGCTTCCCGAACATCCTTACCATATTGAGCTTTACGGATTGTTTCAGCAATGCTCTTCATCTCATCGGTAGTAGCCATTTAACTTTCTCCTTTCAGCTTATCAACTTCGGCTTTTAGTGCATTGAAATCCGTTTGTGATACATATCCTGCTGGAATTCTATCATTGATAACCGTTTGCAGTTGTTTCATATCAAACTTAAGCTGCGTTACATCTTCACTACTTGCTCCATTTTGGATGATTGTAGTAGTGCTTGATACGTTAGACTGTCCACTCGCTTGAACTTCAGCTACACGGCCAACAATAACCTTGACTCGCTCTAAATCTCGGCCTTGCCGGTTTGTTTCTGCCTGATAATCAGTTAATCCTAGTGATTTATCACCAATGGTTAATGTTGATTTATGTGGCCTTAACAGATCAATTTCCTTTTGTACGACTCGTAATAGCTGAGTTTGTGCAACATATGGATTAATAAACATATATCGGTCAGCAACTTTGAAATGGTTGAAATTAGGCAGATTCAACTCAATCGCACTAACTTCCCAATTTTCTGGTACTCGTTGTGCGTTTATCCATGCTTTCGCTTGGTTCATTAGAACATTAGCGTCGGTTACTTCGCTGAACTCAACTGTACCACAAATAATACCGAATTCCTTTTGCAAGTCTGGTATATCAATATAATCACGTCCGCCGTTAACACTAGTGATTGTTAGTTTGGGTTTAGCAGCATTTGAGTCACTAATCTCATCTTTTTTACTTTCATCTTTAGATTGTGAGCCATCGCCGCCGTTTTTTATCAGTGCTTGTGGGTCTAACCATGTCCCATCATTCGTAAATGATTTTCTGACAGCTTCGTAAAAATCGGCCTTGGTTACGCCAACATGTAAGTGGCTAGTATCGCGCCAACCAATAACATCGCCAGTCTTGACTTTATCACCAATGTTCACTCGAATTTGACCAGCACTGCTAAATGCTTCTTGATACACAATGTTAAAGCCATCTGTGCTGTGTGTCACAACATAATTGCCAAGGCCACCCATATAGCCTTTGAAAACCACCGTACCGCCATGGATAGCGTGTATTTCACTGCCTGGGTGATCTACTGAGCCAAAATCTAAGCCATCATGGAACCCATTAGGCCTAAATTCGCCACCAGGGTGAACGCCAAATAGTTGACCGCCAGAGAAACTACCTTCGCCAACGCTAGGAAACGGCCAACCCCAGCTGTTTGATGTTGTCGTCGTTGTGGTATCACTAACAGGTCCGTTAACTCGTCGTGTACCAGTTGGCCCCCAACCGCCAGCGTGCGAGATATCAGCTAACCAATTAGAGTCATTAAACAATGCTAAAAGCTGATGAAAACCTTTGTGGATATCTTCATACCCTTGTACCTTCCAAGCGTCAAATGTTGGCTGGATATACTGAAGCAAACCAGTCGATGGATGGCCTGCTGCTGCATTACTGTCCCAGTTGTTTGTAACAGTCTCACTACCACCAGACTCTTGATTAATACGCCTTAAAACAGCACTTAAGCCGTTCTGATCAAGGTTAACATTCATCATCTTTGCAGCGTGCTTAATTGCCTCGGTCCAATCACCATTAATAGCAGTAGTTGCACCGCCGCCAGTCGTTACTGTTGAGCTTTCACCATTAACCTCAACCTTGTTACTTTCTAATTGTTTTCCTAAAGGTATAAGCCTAGTTATAACTTTTGTAGGATCAATCGTAAGACTTGCGGATTGCATGTTGACTGCTAACTGAATGGGCGTATCGTTTTTATGATCGTTACCAATATCAGTTACATAGTCAAGCACATTTGGCCCACCTGGCCTGTATTCTGTTACTAGATAGCCGCCCAACTCACTAATTAGCTTGTCTTTGATCGCATCCCGTGTTTTGGGATAATCAATTTGTCGATAAGCATCATCCTTATTGTTAGTAACGTTACAGTTACGCAATTTAAATTGCTTATACTGTGGTACTTGACTGTTGTGAACATCTAGTAATGATTGTAAGAACTCTTTTGGTTTCAACCCGATGGCTTCATAGAACCGTTGAACACTGTCAAGTAGATATGCTTCGATATCCTCAAACGTGTACGTTCTAATAAAGTTCCCGCTTGATTGCATCTCTTTCTTTGGCTTGATTGCTCGGCCTCGAAATAACAGCTTATCATCGTCATAGACTTCAACATGTGTGTGCATTGGTCTAACGTTATCAAACAACAAACTATCACGGTTTACGGTGAGCTCGAGATCATCGATATCGGTTTCCTTAATCGTTAACTTGCCTTCGCTGACTGTACGATTCACTCGCTGATCAAACACGATAAAGCCATTCTTGTCGGTAGGCTCGTTATATCCAATGATTCGATACATTAAACCATCTCCTCACGTTTAAAGATAAACTCGATTGTGCCATTGCCGGACAAATTGATTTTGTTATCACCAACATCAAGTACTACTTGCGTTTGCTTGTAATTGCCATCATTTAACGATACTTCGCCAAAGCTTCCTTTTACCTTGACGTTACCAGTTACCGAAAAAGACGATAAGGCCGGCCGTGAGCCAATGTTTTTAACGTTGACGTCCTGGCTGCCATTGACGTTGAACTTGACTTGTTGCCACAGCCAATGTGGAAAGAAAACATCATCCCAGTAATCAGCACCTTCATTATGGTTTGTGTAAGCATATGGATATGCATTAAACACGATTGAAGCTTCAAGTGTTTCGTTGTCGCTGTTATCATTAACCTCAACACTTTTACACTTGGCCCACCAATAATAAGTTGGTTCGTGGGTATCCACTAGCTTATCCCAATTGTGTGGCATTAGTTGTCGTTTTAGTTCTTGTTCAAAGCCTTTACGATTGTGGTACTCTTCACCAACATATAGCAACTTGTATGTGATTTCTCGGTTGTTGAAAAACCGTTCGTTATCAATCATCGAAAAGTCATAACTACCTTGACGATAGGGCACACTCTCGGTAATCTCTTGTTCTTCAGGCGTCGGAGCTGTTCGCTCAGTTAACCACCAACCATTCAAGCGTGTATCGTAATTGTTAAAGATAAATCCTTCGCTTGCTATGTTTGGTTTGGCTTTCTCTTCTATAGGATCAAGGTTTCTAAACTCATACTGCATCAGCTCCACCTACCTTTCAAATTTACTCGATTTCCTAAACGATTATCGTATCTGTCGTACGTACTTCCAACAAGCACATCACCATCAAGATAAATATCTTGTTGCTTGTCTGCTATCTTCCGTAACAGGCTGTTGTTCTCCTGTGCCACAGTAGGGCCATCAATTGTCAAGTTATCACTGAAAGCCCCACCGAAGCTTACTGAATGCTGTCTATAAAGGCTTTGACTAGCGCTCTGTAAAGCACTCATTGTATTCATAAAGTTTCTTGCATCTGGGCTTGGTACTGTGATTGCTTCTAAATTGCTAGATACTGCATTAGAAACTGCACTAGCCATACTAGATACATTTGCCTTGACTGTTTCAAATTGGCCTTGTAATCCTTTATTAAAGCCATTCATGATTGCAATACCAGCAGGGATTAGTAACTTACGGTCATAGCTGATAGGGCCTTTATGTTCCTTGATCCATGAACCGATACCACTAACAAAAGATTTAACAGATTCCCATGCTGACTTTAAACCACCAAGGAAAGAATTCATGATCGCTGCACCTTGTGCGCGTAAGTCGATGTGAACGACTGACTTGATAAAACTTACACCGGCGCTAAATGTTCCCTTAATCGTGCCCCATACCGAGCTGACAACAGAACCTAGGCCGTTCATTACGGCTGTTATCACGCTTCTAACGCCATTGATTCCAGCACTTACAACGGATGTAATGCCACTCCAAATGGAAGTAGTAATTGAAACGATTGTATTCCATACTGCTGACCAATTGCCTTGAATAGCTTGCGTAACAGCTTGAATTATGCCGGCTACTACGTTAATAGCTGTTGAGATTACAGTTACAACCATATCCCAAACCGTTTGAGCGACTGTTACGATCGTATTCCAAATTGTTGACCAAATCGTTTGGATAATTGTAAGTGTTGCTTGAATTATAGATGAAATCATTGTCATTCCTGTCTGTATTGCTGTTGAAATCACGCTCCATATAGTTTGAACAACTAATACGATTGCGTTCCAGATCGTTGACCAAATCGTTTGTAGTACTGTCATAACAGTTTGAATTACTGTTGATATAGCATTAATCCCTGTTTGAACTACCGTTTTAATCGTATTCCATACAGTAGTTATAACTGTTACTAAGCTATTCCAAACAGGTGTAGCTACTGAAATGATCCCTTGCCATAAGCTTGAGAAAAATGTTGATAAACCACTCCAAATTGTTTTAGCGATGGAAACAATTTTTTGCCACAAAACCGTAAAAAATTCCGTTAATGAATTCCATAAATTCTTGAATGCATCAATGATTGGTGATATTGCTTGGATAAACCCATTCCAGGCTGTTGTAAATACACTAACGATTGAATTCCACACACTTTGAGCTACCGAAACAATTCCTTGCCATAGGCTTGAAAAGAAACTAGTTATACCACTCCATACACTTTTGACTTTATCAACGGCTGTCGTAAACACGTTTGTTATCGTGTCCCATGTACTTTGAGCAATTGAAACTAGTTTTTGCCATGCGCTACTTAAGAACTGAGTAAATGCTTGCCACGCCTTTTGACCAGTTTTTGTTTGTGTAAAGAACCACACTAAACCAGCAACAACTGCAGCAATGCCGGCAATTAATACAACCCACGGGTTTAATCCTAAAAGTGTAAAGAATGCTTTTAGGGAGTTCTTTGCGCCAGATACCAATTGCACGAATGTACGCAAGTTCTGCAACCCACTCATTAATGCTGTAATACCGTTTGTGGCAGCTTGAATGCCTTTGAATGCAGCAATGAAAGTAACTATACCAGCTGCTAAAGGCCCAAGCCAATCTTTATTTTGCTTAACGAAATTAAAAATGCTTGATAATGTTTTTAAAATCACCGATGTTGCCTTTACAACAACTGGGCCTATTGCTGCAAATGCTCCATTAATTGTGTATTTAAGGTTGTCTAATTGTTGAGCGATGGAACCAAAACCGGCTTTGGCAAACCCTTTATCGACAGCTGTAACCATATTAGCCAAATTCTTAACTACAGAATTTTTCAAGTTAGCAAATGACGTTGCTATCCCAGCACTATTCTTTTTCGCCAAGTTAGCAAAACCATTAACCCCGCCATTTAGCTTGATGAACCTATCGTTTAATTGTCCTACAGTTATCTTGCCTTCTTGCAAAGCACTATATAAGTCTGTTTCTGCCGATTTTCCAGTATAGCCAAACGAATTAGCTACCTTACGTAAGGCGATAGGCATGGTTTCCATTAACGTCCGCCAACTCGCCATATCAACTTTGCCTGTGGATAACATTTGCGTGTATTGTGTAAGTCCACGGCTTGCATCCCCAACACTTGCACCACTGGCTAGAAAAGCATTGTTAAGTGCTACAGCTGATTTTGCAGCCTTTTGAGAACTACCAACAAGGGGAGCTAGCTGTTGAGCACTTGAAGTGATTTCATCTAGCGATGTTGGCAATCCATCAATGCCATTACTTAACAATTTAGTTGACTTAGAAACATCTCTAGCTGAATAGCCTAAAGCCTTCATAACAACCGGATACTTATTCAAAGTATCAAAACGACTAATGGCTCCATCTAATGAATTCTTAACAACATCAAAAGCCTTGCCAGCAATTTGAACAACTCCCATAGCTCCGGCCATCGACTTGAATGTGCTACTCATTGAGTTTGCGTTTTTGCTTATACCGTTTGACGCAGTATCACTTGCTGATTGTAGTTTTTGCATCGCCTGCATAGCTTTGTTTGTAGTTGACGTAAAGTTTTCATCAACAGCCTGCAATACCGCTTTAACGCTGAATGATTGTGCCATTTAGAGATCCCCCCTTTCCGCTTTTGTTCTAGCGTTCCAAGGAATGATCTTCCCTTGTTTCTTGAGTTCCCTAAACTCTTTGAGACGTTCTACAAACAAATTCTCGTTGGTTTGTAGTACGCTTTGCTTGCTTGCGGTTTTGTAATCAGGTTCGAAGTTTCCTCTGACTTCGTCGACCATTTTGTTAGCATCAAAGAATTGATCAAACCTTTTAAACTTAGGCTTAGGGTTCTTAGAGCTGCCTGTTGTAGCTTGCACTTGTTGGTTAAGCCACGCTTGGTAAGCTAGTTCCTCATTACGTTTAATCGTTCTGAGCTGAAACGCCTCTAAACGTATCAGATACTCGTCAAACGTCATTTTCTCAATCTCTTGCATGCTTTCTAAACCTAGATACGCCAAAGAATTCAGAACTATCTCGTGATACATTTGCTCACTTGATAGCCCTGTTTCTTCAGTATCTAGGCTTTTAGGTTTTTTGCTACAAGTTTTGTAGCTGTGCTTTCATTGATTTCCTTAAGGATATCGTCAAAATACTTTTCTAGCTCTTCAAAGGACACTTCTTTATCGATAAATCGTTCTACGTCTTTCATACTTGGGCGTGGGTTATTGCCATAAGCTGCTGCATAAATCACATTACACAACGCTACTGGGTCACATGTTTGTAATGCTGGCAATGTACGCATCAAAGCCATACCTAATGAGATGCCATTATTAGATACGCTTGCTACCTTATCCAATTCACGAACGAAGCGAATTCCGAAATTTAGTTCGTATTCTGTATTGTTAATTTTGATTTTCATTTAGTGATCTCCTCCCAGATTAAGAATGCTCTGTTTGTGTTGCTGCTGTCGCTGAGCCTACGCCGCGGTCTGTATCTTGCCATGCTGTACCTTTGCCTGTTGCATCTGCACTAGAAACAACGCCTAAACCTCTGAATACATATGCCAATTCTTCCTTAGCACTTGCTGGCAATTCTAACCAGCCACGTTGTGGTTCTCCATCAACACTAAAAGTCACATCTCGTGTTGAATTATCATCTGGGTCGTTGTCGTTGCTATCTTCTGTTACTGACCCTTGAGCGTACCAAGAAAATACTTTGCCTTCAGAATTCTTACGTGAAATGTTCACGATCCAAATTTCGACCTTTTCATTCTTAATTAAAGCATTATATAAATCATCTGAAACTTTAGAGATATTGTTTACAAATTCAACTTCGATCTCAGTTTCTAAGGAACTAGACGTACCAACAGCACCATCTTTTGTTTGGGTTGTATCACTGTCACGTTGTGGGTCAAACGATAGCGATGTTTGATAAGGAATTAATTGTCCTTCTTCCGTTGCTGCATTCTTTAACAAACGAACGTATGCCAAGGTATCCATCCCTTGTAAAATTTGTGGTCTTGCCATATTTTGTCACTCTCCTAGTTTAAATTGAATACAAGTGTCATCATGCCATGATTTAACACAGTGTTTGGAACGCTTGTATCCTGTATTATTTGATTGTCATACTGGTCTATACGTAATCTAACGAACGTGTTGCCTAGCTTTACTGGCTGCATGCACTGAATAAAGATATCGTTCATTATTTGGGAGACTTTAAAACGGCTCTCTTCATCTCCCCACACGTCCACATTGGCCGTTATTTGCCCTTGTAGTGCATTTTTAGTTGTAACCGGTAGTGTTTGTACTGAACCAACTAAAACGAACGGATAAGGCACATTTTCGCTTTCTAGTGGCAAATGGTCGTATGTTGTATAACCTGAATTTAAAGATAATTGATAAATATAATCAAAAATTAATTGATCTGGTGTCATAATTCCACCTACTTAAATAGCTTATTAATATCTGCTCTAAACTGTGGCTCTATTTTGCTAAACGCCGGGCCTAATGTAGGGCGTCTACTCATATAGCGAGTACCATACTCAAGATACGTTTGTTATCGTAAAGGCTTTTTATCCTTTACTTCTTACAGTCACCTGTAAGTTCGGCATACATCTTCAGCCATACATTGCATATGGTTGTCGGCCACTCGTGGGGGCTTTTTATTCTGTGCGCAATAAAAACACAGGTTCAGCCCCTATGCTCTACGGTGACGCCAGTGCTTTAATTCTGACGTTTACCTCGGTGTTTTCTTGGCTCGACTGGCCTGAATAATCGTGGTGGAACATCACCGCGATAATAGCGGCCGTGTAATGTACCGTAATTGATCGAATAAATTTCGGACCATTCCATTAATGTGTGCGTTTCACCATTCCAGAAAACGTTAAGGTTACTCCTGCGGTTGTTAGCTTGTTCTTTCATGGTTGCCCAACGGCAATTGCCAGGCTCATAGTTTCCGTTATTATTAATACGGTCGATAGTTAGATGTTTTTCATATCCATTATTGAAAGCCCAATCTCTGAATTTGCTATAATCATGAACCCAATCTGGATAAATTTTTATGCCTCTACCCCCATAACGATAATAATTTTTGTCATTTTGGTTTAAGCATCTACCTTTAATGTTAACCCATATGCCATACAATCGGTTTGGTGTGTGGTAACCTTTGTGAAATTTAGAAAGATTAATCTTATCTTGTTCACACTTTAAACAGCCGCAAGAACGCGTTTTACCACTTTTTAACGCATCACTTCTAACAGCTAGTGTGTTCCCACAATCACATTTGCAAACCCAATATGATTTTCTTCCACTCTTCTTAGAAGACAAGCCAATAACTATTAGCCTTCCATAACGTTTTCCAGTTAGATTATCAAAACCATTTCCTTGACGATTAGAAACGTCAATAATATCCATAGTAATCACCTCACTATAATCATATCACGTTCCATGTTCGTAAAGAAATTATTAAACCAAGCTTTTCACCGATTTTGGTCGATGCTAAGTTGCATATTACTATGCAACAGCCCTATCTTTGTAAGGAAAATATTTCGTGTGTGGTTGTACTTCCGCTCTGAATTTACTCTTTTCCAAAGTAACACTTCGCTTGGTAGCCCCCGTACTATATCCAGCCGTATATGCTCTATCCATGTTAGATTGAGTTTGATCCTGCAACCTAGCACCATGTTTTGCCACAATCCGCTCAACTTCATTCGGAAATCGTGAAAGGTTTCCTTCTAAAGCAGCTTTCAATTCCTTGACACCTGTTATTTTAATTCGTGCCATACCCTAACCCTCCCCAACAATTAGAGTTGTCATTTTCTGCGTCTGTCGCATGGTCTGAAGCCGATATTTAGTTTCAGAACTTCCAACAGTAACGAACGCCCAACTTTGATAAGGCAATTCTGGAACCCTAATGACAAGGCTGTTAACATCAAACTTGCCAAATAATTGAACAGCCCTGTTAGTCCCTACGTCTGTAACGTTAGCCATACAACTACCAAGGAAATCAATTCCCCCAACATATCCATGCGTTGAAGGATCATAGTGCTTTTGACTTTCATCATAGAAACTGACTAAAGTATCAAACCTCATACGTCATACCTCCTATAAGGATCAATCGTATATAACAATCCGTCTGAATTATTTCTGCGCTTGTATTCCTCAATATCGCTTTCGAAGGCATCAAAATCATTGTTACTAAACGTGATAGATTCACCTTCTTGAGAATATGACGTCATACCTTCGTTTCTAACACGGTTAAAACGACGCACAGCGACTTCTAGGGGTATATATGATAATTCACCAGGGATATCTTCATCGGCTCTTAAACCTAGCTTAAATCGCAATGACAACTCCGTGTTTTTAATGATTAATTGTAGGAGACTATCAGACTCCTTATTTTCATCTGATAGTCCCAACATGATTTTTAAGTCTGATAGCTCCATAAGTCATTAACCTTTCTTTGCTTATTTTCCTTTGCTTTCTGTACCTGTAGCTTGATCACCTTTTGTGTCGTCTGTGGCTGGTGCTGCTAAAGTTCCCTTGATTACGCCATTAGCAACTTCTGGGAAGATCTTAATACCCCAATACAATGTACTTTGGTTTGTCAAGTTTGTTGTGTTATCATCACGAACTAAAGCAATTAAACCTGTTTCATCTGTTGTAATAGACTTGTTTTCAAATAGCTTGCGACTTTCACCGTTTGTATCTAAGTACATCAAGTTAATGTTATCTTTAACAGTTGCATAGAATGTGTTTTCTGGAACGCCGGAGTTCATGATTAAAGTAACACCGCCTAAGAAGTTGTTAAGCAATGTTAAGCCAAAACCAACGCTTGCTCCGTTTGTAATATCTGCTGCGCCTAAATACTTAGCTGCATCCATTGGGTTGATAAACACAATTGTTTCTACTGCATCATCATCAAATAATACTTGCAATTTACCAACTGATTGAGCAATCGCATTTTGCAAGCCACCTTGAGCTTTTAGATCTGTTGGCGCTGTTGCAAGAAAGTCAAAGAAGCTTTTGCGAACATTCTTTTGGATTTCCTTTAAAATACGCTTGTCTGATTGTAGAACTGCCATATCATACCCGACACGTTGAACTTCTTCGATAGTTACTGCCTTACGTGCTTTTTCAAAGCCAACAGTAAAAGCACGATCTTTCACACGCTTAACCCCACTCAATGGGATATCTGCGCCTTCAGCCACAGTTGTTGTTTCGGCCATATCAGTAGTGAACTTATACATTTGGATAGTGTTGCCTTGAGTCATTGCTTGTGGGCGTGTAGTACTCAATGCTTGAGCTAATTTTGTGATGCTTTCTGAAAAACGTTCTACAAAGTCTTTTGCTTGTACTTCACCCATGTCAGGTGTTTTGATTAATTTTGGATCTGCCATAATTTTATTTCCTCCTAATTGAACAAGGCCCAGTTATCGCGCATTGCTTTTTGGCGCTCTGCTGTGTCCTTGATGCTTCTAATTTGCTCTTTCGTCATGCTAGTTTTAACCCCTGTTGTTCGCGGAGTTTTGCCTGCTAACAATTCCTTACGCGTATCTTCCCTGATTTTCTCAATAAAATTAGTGATCGCTTGAACGTTAGCAACAGTCTTTTTGTTGTCATTTACAACAACCATATCGAGAACATCATCTGAAACTTGGATATCTGACTCTTCAAACACTTGTTTGGTTTGTTTTAAAGATTCATTACGTGCTAAACGGTCTTCGAGTTCCTTGATACGTCTATCTTTGGCATCCTCTTCCTGTTTAGCTTTCTCTTCATCTGAAAGTTCCTTGATGCTCTTGTCATTGTTTTCGTACTTAGCAAGTTTAGCTTTAAGCTCCTCTACTTCTTTCAAAGCTTGATGCTTGCCTTCTTGCTCCTTGCTAATACGTTTTTGAAGTTTCTTAGCAATCTTGTCAGCATCTACTGGTTTCTTATCTTGGGCGTCCTTTTCAACCGTTTCGACGTTTTCTTGATTGCCTTGAGCTTCAGTTACTTGTGTTGTTTCTTCTACATCCATAATTGAACCTCCTACTCGCATTTAACGTCTTGGGAGACGGTTTACTCAAGTTGTTCTTTAACGACTGCAAACATGGAAAAAGTCAAAATGTTAATCGCTGCGTTTGTACGAATTGTCTTCGCCATCAATCCAATAAGCACTGATCCCGCATCTACAATTTGGATGGATTGGTGCATTAGGTACGTCTGCAATCTCATAGACACCTTCGCCGAAGCCATCATCATTGTTCACAATATCACTGCAAATTTTACATGCACCAGGTTCAGCGTGCCATTTGCAAAATCTATAGTTCATCTTAATCAATGAACTAACCTGTGCTTTATGCTGCACTCTAGCGCTCTCAGTACGTGCAAGGCGTTCAGCAACATATCTATGATTAGTAACTGTTTGCCGTACATGTTTCTTAAGCAGCCTTGCCATCTCTCGTGGATTGTCTCCATGTATAATTCCTGTTGATATAACTGCATCTAATTCAGCTTTTAAAGCATCTATATTTGCCCATATGCGTTGGCTAAAATTAACAGCACCCGTTTGAGCCATCACGATTGTAGCAACCGTCGAGCTAGACCATAACGATGTTTTAGTTAGATTTTTACCTAAGATACCAGATTGACGCTTTATTTCGTCCATATAGTCATCTTGAATCTTTTCTCGCATTTCACTGTCTACATCCATACCTAAATCAACCATAGTGAGCCCTATTTGCGATTTTAGATACTCAAGTCGATTAAGCCGCATGGTTGCATTATAAACTTTCATACGCGCATTTTCTTCTGCTGTAAAATCTTTACGAGATACTTTCCTACCTTGCCTTCTAAGCCTGTTAGCTTTAGCTACAAGCCTTTTTGCATCACGTTCATATCGCTCTATATCAGCTTTACTAACAGCTTTATAAGCCCCCGTAGTGTCGACATTGCCACCGTGTGTCTCGACTATTTTCTGATATTCTACATCAATTTTGTCATTGATATCGTCAATAGCTCTGTCGTAGTAATCAGTAAGTCTGTTATTAAACTCCCTGTCGTTCTTCAGGTTCTGAACTATCCACTTCTTCTCAGCTTGCTCCCTGGCTTTCCAGTACTCCTCATTCTGCTTGTTCTTCGGCATCATCATCTACACCGCCTTTGAACATATCGGTAGCACTAATCGAGTTTTGTAATGATTGTTTGATGAGATTTTCCTTTTCGGCATCGATCTTTTCAATCTCAGCTTTAGGATCATCAACAACAGATAACACTTTAAGTTGTGTTTCTTTAGATACAATGCCTTCAAGCGTCTTAGCTGTATTTGCTTCATCTGCATCGTTTATTGGTATGTTACGTTTAAATGTGAACGACAAGCTAGCCTTGATTTCATCAACTGAAGTGCTGCCGATAACCTTGCCTAAGCTTGCAATATTGCCCAAGAAATTAGTTAAAGCTAGCGTGAATTTACGTTCTTCTAACGCTGCTTGGTTCTGCATACTCAATAATTTATATCGAATAGCTACGCCACTAGAATTGCCGCTAAATGCCTCATCGTTTAGATTAGCTACCATCGCTGTTTGGAAGATATCATTAACCAAACGGTTGAGCATGTTTTCTTGCATGTTGTCGCTATCTGGCTTAGATAAGAATTCAAATTTTGCATTGGCTGCTTCCGGTGATGGATCATTAAACACACGCTTGCCACCATTAAAGTCAAGGATTGGCTTGCCTGTTTTAGGATCCTTCGGTAAATTAATACCCAGCATTAGAAGGAAAGACTGATCGAAATATTCAAGCTCGTTAGCTTTCTGTGAGATTGCATTATCGTATGTGTCAACTAAGGTTCTGATCTTGCCAACTAAAGATAAACGTTCTTCGTTCGCATAGAACTCTACCGCCGGGACTTCTTTAAATGGTACAATATTTCCTGTTTCTTCAAGTACTCCATCTCTGTCAATACTATAAA